TCAGCCAGTGACATCCTCTCCAAGAGGTGTCACAATAATGTCACACAACCCCATACCATTCAATTGACCTCCGCCTGAAAAAGTCAAAGTAGAAGATAAGCCTGGGGTTTGAGATGCGGTAACAGTAAAGGTGAACGAACAATTTAAGCCACCAACTGTACCACCAGAGGTGGCAAAGTCGGCGTAGGATAAATTGGTATTCCACATATAAAATGGTGTACAATTAGTAAGCGAGACACCAGGTGCCGTTACAGGAGCGGCACCAACAGTGCCCCACCAATTGACAACTATAAGATATGTTTGACCAGCAATAGGTGGATTCCAACTGATAGTTATACCAGTGACTCCACCTGTAAGAGCGCCAGAAAACCGAGTTTGGACGGTACCCAACGGATTAGCATTGCTGATTGTAGATCTGGCGGAATGGTACGCAGACTGAACCGCCGGAGTGTTATCTATGATTGGCTTGAAAAACTCAATTACATAGGTAACCCAAAGCTCACCAAGGGTTGCTCCAGCCGGATTGCCCCCAGTAGCGATTTGGAAATTCCCAAGATCGTATAGTCGGGGGTCAGTCCCAGCAGGGACTGCACCAGAGCGAACATACTGTTCAACGTTAACATTCTGTGCAGCCGAGCACTCAATCATATGAATCTGATTGTTAGTAGGTTTGGTGCTGACGGCATATTCAGAATTTTCCATCTGTTGTTTGGTGCTGTAACTAGGAGTTACAGCATCATAATTGGTGGCCATTACCAGATAACCTGGTTGGCCACCAGTGACAAAATCAGTGATCTCAGACTTAAACTCAAACAACATACCATGTATACGGTACTCTTGATAATTGCCTGCGACACTGGACAACCAAGGGAATGTATTAGGTATTCCCGGTTGTATAGGGTAGACAGTATTGGTGAAGTTAGTTGTCCCCAAAACTTCACCAAGGTACTCACGATGGGCGACAATGTTTGTCTGCCGGGTTGTACTGAATCGTGGAACCTGCCCATTGAGGGCATTGTAATTGGGTCGGGGCCCAGTGATTTTATAATCACCAGATCCAAATACTGACCCAATGCCGGTTCCAAGGAACCGGCCAACCGAATTTCCAATAAGCCCTGCCTCGGGCCCGAAAACGGACCCAAGGGCCCCACCAAGGGTGGAGCCAACATCACCGAAAGGTGTGTAGCGGGGCTTAGGAGCAACTTTACGCTGTCTACTTGATTTGACTGATTTAGAATTATTTTTAATTTTAATATTTTTCCTCTGCATATATTGGATCCATGTGCAGGACACGGACTATACATTCTGGAACACCCCATAGTAATGGGGTTAGGTGAATTCGTACAACAACTGATTAGTCATGTAATCAACTATCACGGATATCATACATGAGATTCCGAGTAGGAGGATGATGATTGGAAAAGAAAACATCAACATCATTGTGCGGCGTGTAGAGCCGAAAACGAACAAACTAGGCATGACGTGTATTGGATACCACCGTCAATGGGACTATACATCCTAGAACACCATAGGGTTAGCGCCGTGTAGTCTCTCGGCATTTTGTTTAGCACGGAAATATTAAGGCAAAGCCACCGTTTTGGGCTGATTAAGTTCCAGAACCCAATTCCCCGGGGCCCGGGGCAAGCGGTAGTTCTCTACCAACGAGG